ACTTGGCGAGCCGCGAACGCCTGGAGCGGGCTTTCTCCCACTTGCGCATCACGCCCACCAGGCTCACCGCCGGGACGATGAGCTGCGGGATACGCCAAGACAGGCGCCCGTCAGCCTCGCGCGAGGGAAACCGCGGCACCCACCGCCCGCACGACTCCACATCGTAGGGGCGCCCGCAGGCGATACAGACTCGCGCCCATGCCCCGTCCACCATCTGAACACAGTCAGGAAACAGCTCCTCGAGCACCTGGCCGTCGCGATTGCACCGCGGACAGCGCACCACCCACACATATTGGCAGCCGCTCTTGTAGCGCTCGTCGATGCCGGCGCCCTCCAACATTCCCACGGAAATGCTGAGCTGCAGCCGCAGCTTCGAGGCGTCGATGCGGTCTGCCGACCACGCCAAATTGTCGGCAGGAATCAGATCGGCCTCGTCGTAGATGAGCGCGTCGCCTTGGATGGAGATGGCGTTGTTGAGGCTTTCTAGGCCCAGGATGTAGACCCAGCGGCCCGAGATGCTGTGCAGGCCCTTTCGGTCCGTCTCGCCACCGGTGCCATCCCCCAGGTTGGCGACCAGCCACGGCGCCCTGCGCGCCATGGGCGCCCAACGCGTGTCATCGAAGCGCGACGCCAGGATGTCGGTGGGCAGAAAATAGAGCGAATTCCATCCCAGCGTGGGCAGCGCGCCCAGCACCCCGCAGGCCAAGGTGCTCTTGCCAATCTGCGCCCCCGCCAAGACGTCGAGCTGGCAATCGGCCTGGCCCGCGCCCACGATTCCGTCGATGGCGCCAAGGATAGGCTCCCACACGCGCCGCTGCTCGAGCGAAAAGGGCTCCCCTCGATCGGTGGTGACTTGGGTGGTCAAGAATTGGCGCACGGACTGAGGGCGCTGGGCGCCCGTAAAGAGCTTCTCGGGCCTCCAGGACGCGCCCGGTGGCGTGGTTACGCTGCGAGTTGCTCGGCCCTTTGCTCGAACCATTGCCGCAACCTCGCCCACAGCTCGGGCTGTGCCGTCTCGAGTTCCGCCCGAAACTCCGTCTCCATCTCCGCGAGCGCCTCCGCCCGCGCCCTGGCCTTCGTATCGCGATACTTTTGACTGTGTAGCCGCGCTTGCGTGCAGTCCTTCACCACCCGCGCAAGCGCCAACAGCGCGTCGGGCTGAGCGCCGTCTTTGAGGTTGGCGAGCACCTCGAGCGTCTTTTTCTGCAGCAGCATCCCGATGGAGTCCGACAAGCCGAGGGCCCCTTCGGCGTCGAACTCTTGCGCCACCACCCGCGCGTGCAAGCGCATCTGCTGGTCCTCGTCCCAGCGATCGAGGATCTCTTTCATGAAGCGACCCCAGCTACTCCGCGAGATGGCGTAGCCCTTGGCATGGCCCCAGTCGACCATCTCATCGACAGAGGCACGGTCGAGCACGATGCGACCCAGCGCCTCGTCCAGGTCGGCAGCGCTCAGCTCCCCATTCACCCGGCTTCGCCGTCCCATCGCTATTGCCCCACCAGCGCCGTGGCCACGCCGGGGTCAGGCGGGCCGCTGCCCTCCATCAAATCGCGCCCCTTCGCCGTGAGACGAAGTGCGACAATTTCTTCCCCCACCACTTCCTCGCGCTTGAGAGTGAGGTACCCCTTCTCTTCGAGGTAGGCGCACTCCACGGCAAGCTCGTGCGTATCGAGGCCGCCCGGAAACAGCGACCGCAGCTCGACTGAAAGCTCAGTCAACTCGAGGTCTGCCGGGTACTGCTTCTGCAGAGCCTTGAGCACCCAGCCGCGAAGCCGCCGTTTTCGGGTCGTTGCACTCATTGCACCCTCCCGCCCTAAGCCCGCAGTTGTACGGGCCGCCGCCCTAGCGGCACTCCTTTGCCAAGCAGACGGCAGCCACCTGGACGCACGCGCCCTCGGCTTCGCAGCCCACCCTGTGCGCACACAGCGCCGCGTCCGCAGCGCAGTCCGCGCGCCGGACGCGCGCAAAGCCGCTGGCCGCGCCCAAAGCGCCGCCGCCGCAACTCGCCACCACCTCTCGGGCGCACGGCGCGCCATGCAAGGCCACGCACGCGCCCCAGGCGGTCATGCCCTGGAGGTCGCGCGTCGTGGGCAACGCGCATTGTTGTTGCGCGGACTGCGCACACAGCAACGCCTGCCTCGCCTCGCAAGCACCCTCGCCAGAGGGCAAACCAAACGGTCCCTGGCTGCCCGTGGCGCACGCCACGAAACCAACAGCCGAGGCCAGCAACAAGATCCACCGCACCATGCGGCACCTCCTTGTTGCGAGCACCGTAGCAGCCGGACTGACCAAGCCTGGCGGCGCGCGGAGTGCCAAGCGCTGCTCGTCGGCCCGGCTCGAGAGCGGCAGCGCCGCGAGCCCGGCGGTCGATTTGCGGAGTGTGCCAGGATGGCTCTCGTGTTGACTCGTGCACTGGCAGGTTGACCCGCCGGAGGGGTGCAGAATGGATGGCAGTAAAGCGCGTGCCCGCGCATTTCAGACTTACCTCGCACGCCCCGTTGCAGAGGGCGCCGCAATTGGAATCGGCCTAGCAACACTGGCCCTAGCGGTGCTCGGCAGGGGCGAGCAGTTCCAGCAGGCCGCCGTTTTTTCTTCCGGTCTGGCGTCAGTGGTGTTTTCCATTGCACCAAGGCGGCAAATCAAAGCGACTTGCACGAACGCGCTTCTCATTGCCAACCACCTGGAAACGCACCATGCGCTCGTTGGCGAAGAGGAACACTCCGCATGCGTAGCCGAAATCAAGGCGATCCTTGTCGCCCTGGACCTAGAGATGCAAATCTTCGCGTACTCCGCCCTGGTCACGCTGACCCTCCCCATCCTCATGACAGTGTCGGAGCGGGCATGGCTGCAGCGCCTATCCTTCATCTTGCTCTTGGTTGTCGTTGGTTCTCTAGCGCGCGTGCTCGCAGGGGGCGGGGTGGCAAGGCGAGAAATCGAGCGGACTGCGCTGGCGCTCGGCCTCACTCCGAAGTAGCACCCTCCGAACGAGACGCCTCCCGCTTCTCCCTCCGTTTCCGGTCAATCTCCAGCGCAGCCACGAGCCGCCAGAGCTGGTCGCCCAATAGCCACTCGAAACGATCCACACCAAACATGCGCTTCGCCATTGCGTCGGCGTAGGCATCGTCCCGGCCTGCCGCGTTCAGCAGCGCACGCACCTTCGCCACCAACGGCGCCCGCTCCCGAGGAGCCCGCACGCGCTGCGGGGCGGCCACCGAGGGCTTGGCACGAAAACCGAGCGCGCGCATCGCCTCAATGACCGCCCGCAGGCCCGCCGCGCTCAGCTCTGCCGCAGAGCGCACGTTGGCCGTCTTGTGGAGGAAGTCGCGGTAGGTGTCGTCGTCCATCCCCAGCGCCTTCTTGCCCATGTGAATCAATGCCAACTCACGCGTTCGCGTGCCCATCTCCCACCTCCGCGGTTGCCCGCGCATACTCTGCCCGCACAGCCAGCAGCAAAGGCCCCACCACAGGCCAGAGCCCTCTCGACCCTCGGCATGGCACAGGCGACCCAAACGCAACGACGCCCGTCAACAGCCAGCACCAGGGCCCCATTGCCCACTCGGCCACCCCATCAGCAGGCGAGCGCGCCGCCACCTCCTCCGGCACAGCCCCAACCACCTGCGCAACCGCGATGATTGCCGAGTGCGGCATCGGCGCGCGCGGATACCCCGACCAGAGCTGCCCCAGCTCCGACTCGGCCAGCAGCGAAAGATCCTCTTTGTTGGCCCCCGCGTGGATAGCGAGCCAAAATGGAAGGTCCGGAGACGGTGGCCACAGGCGGTTTTCGACCCTCTTCGGCCCGTATGCGATCGCACTCGCCCAGGGCTGTTTCAGCGTGACTCCCCACAGCATCACCACACCCCCAGAAGAAAGAGGGTAAGGTCCATGGGTTGCTCGCTCTGCCGGATCTTCACCTCGCCCGGATAGGCGCGCACGAAGTCTCGCGCCGCCTTCTTGTCGATCCACCAGTGCCCGCCGTCCTTGCGCGCAGGCAGCAGCCCGGCCTGGCACCAGCGCTGCGCGGTAGCGGAGGCCACGCCGAGCAGCTTGGCCAGGTTGGATGCGGTGAGGCACTCCGACTGCGCTCGGCAACCCTCACCCGTGAGCTGCCGAACCCGAATGCGCACGTCCTCAACCCTGCGGCCCAGCTTGCGCGCGGCGCGCTGGGCCGTCATGCGGCCCAACAGCTCGAGCAGGTCCCGATCGTCAGCCGGCATCCAGGGGCGCTTGCGATGAGCCACGCCCAATTGCCTCGCTCTGGCCCGGATTTGTGCTTCAGTGCGTTTGTTGCCGTGCTTGTTCACCCGCCGGCGGAGTGCCGGTAGCGCCATTGCACCGTAGTGCTCTCGGATGAGCCCATCCTCGTCCTGCAGCCACTCCGCAACCCGCGGGCGCTTGTCCGACACGCCGATCCGCCGCGCACGCTGTAGACACGAGTAGTACGTCCGCCCCAGCTCCTCTGCCACCGAAGGCCCGCGCCCCTGCCCCCACTTGGCGCGCAACACCTCATCCTCCCAGGACTCCCAAGTCCGCGTCGCCACTGGCGCCGCCACTGCTGGGAGTGTCAATTGGGCCCTCGCGTGCTTGCCACCGCCCTGCCGCCTCTTGCCGCGCGGTCGCGCCTGCCTGGGGTCAACCGGCCCCACATGCGCGTCCTCGCCCCAAATGGTCATCTGCCGCATCGCCATGACCACACCTCCTGCGCCGCGTCTGCCCAGGCCGCTTGCCCTGAGCAGGCGCCGCGCAGCGAGCCCCGCCGCGGGGGCTCGCCGGCGTTCACTTGCCCAGCAGCGCAACCTCCTTCTTCACCTCCCACCAGGGCTCGTCGCTTACCTTTCGGCGCAGCCCCACCTTGGCCAGCGTGTCGTCGGTGAGCTGGCCCGCTGTGTTCTTGTCGAGCTTCTCGGTCACCCGAATGCACTGGTGCAGGCCCAGTCCCCGTAGCGCCTGCAGCACGTCGGGCTCGCGCGTCTTGGCCGCAAACGTCAGCGACGACGAGAGTCGGAAACCCGCCGACCCGAAGCGACCCTCTTTGCTCCGCTCCTTGGAAAACGCCGCGCGGTTGGCGCGGAGCCAGGCATCCACTCGTGCCGCGGAACGCTTGTGCGCATCGCGCAACGGCTCGCTGTGCTCCTCGAGCTGCGCCTTCACCGCGTCGATGCGCTCGTTGGCCTGAAGCTCGAGCTCTGTGATTTGCCGCTCGAGCTCCGCCAGTTGCCCTAGCGCCTCATCCACCTCTTCCCAGGTTGCCAGTTCAGCCTCACTCATGCTGCCACCTCGCGCGCACCGCGCGCCTTCTTTGCGAACTCCGCCACCATCGCCGAAAGCTCCGCCTCGAAGCCTCGCTCAGTGGCAGTACCCCGAAACCAACCATGCCCTTCGATGAAAAACGCCCGCTTGGCTGCCACGTCGCCGCGCGTGGCCCCTCGGAGCCACCAGCGGGCGCCGCTGGGCAGCTTGCCGCCCGTGGCCCTCCACAACTCCTTCCATTGCAGCGGCGCGAGGTAGGTCACAGCACACCCCCTTGTCGGCCCAGGGAGCGACTCGCGGCGATGATGATGTCCGCCGTCACCGGCAAGCGGTGCTGAAGCGCCAGGGATTGCGCCAGGTCGAGCACCCGAACCAGCAACCGGAGGTCTCCCCCGGGCCCTCGCACCACCGCCACCAACGCGTCGACGGCGCCACTGTCCAGCTCAGGCACAGCAGAGCGGGCCAGCGCAGCAACGTCGGCCTCCAGGCACACCGACGGCACGCGATGGGTCAGCGCGATCCGACTGAAGAGTTGCGCGAACTGGCCGGCCCCCTCGCGTCGCAACAAGGGGTGGACCTCGAGGTTGCCCGCCAGCACCATCCCCACGGCCGTCTCGTCGTGGATATGCCGCAGACACTCGAGCGCCTGCGCCGTGAGGTGCTGCGCCTCGTCCACGACCAAGAGCCGGCCAGTGCCGCGCAGAGCCTCCACCACTCCCGCCATCGTGGCGCGCAGCGTGCGGCCCATGTCGCGATGCCGAAGCCCGAGCGCCTCCACCAGGTCCTCGAGCAGCGCCTTGGCGCCCGCGTTACCCGGCCAGCAGGTCACCATCACCGCCGTGCGCCGCTCCTTGACGTACTGGCGCAACGCCGTGGTCTTGCCCTGCCCCGGCGAGCCCACCACGAGCGCGATGGCCGCGCGCGTGTCGGCATAGCGCGCAGCGCGCATCACGCCCTCCGCAATCGAGGTCTGGGTCCAGCTCGGGCGCCGCACCTCCGCCACCACCGCCATGCGCTCGAGGTATCGCTCCACCCGCTCCGCGAGCTCGGCACCGTCGCCCGGATACTCACCGCGCAACCAGGTGGAGAGCGCCGAAGGCGAGTAGTCAATCGCCTGCGCCACCTGCTTCTGGGTCTTGCTCCCAGACTCCAGCACCGCGCGCAGCCGCCGCCGCGCATCGTCCTCGCGCGACGCTTCGGGCCGCGCCCCATGAAGCGGCACCACCACCGCCTCAGCCGTCGCATCTGTTGCTGCCCTCATCACCACACCTCCCTTCGCGCGACCGGAGTCGCGCATGCCGCATCCAAAAAGTCCGCAAGGGTTGGCCCCGAGTCGCGCTGCTCGCGCCGCTCCAAGAAGTCGAGGGCGCTCACCAGCGCTCCCGCGCTCGCCTCGGCGTCACCCTGCTTGCTGGTTTCTTGAGTTCGCGGGCGCTCGGGGATTCGCGCCGCTATCAGCTCTGTCACCGCCGCCGGCTTGGGCTCCGGCGGCAACGGCTCGTTCAGGTAGGCATCCAGCGCGCTCTCACCTTGCGCGCAACTGGGCGCGCCGCTCGGCGAGTGCTGCGCGGAGCTGCTCGGATGAGGCTCCGTGCTCGAGCGCCACCTGGTTCTTGGCCGTGGCCAGCCAGCGTTCTTTGGTGTCGTAGAGATGGACCTCGCTGGCGTCGGCGGGGTCGTAGCGCAACACCACCGTGCGACCCCAGAGCGACGCCAACTCCGGCGCCCAGTAGTGCGTGCCGAGCAGCACCACGCCCTGTCGGCCCACCTTCACGGGGCGCGTCGAGCGCATGCAGCACAGCCGCATCGCCCAGTCGGGCAACATCCGCTGCGTCTCCAGCCGTGAAGCCCACGCGGCCGCAGGACTGGCGTTGCCGAGCGCCCTGTGGGGCTCCGCGCAATACCTCGGCACCCATTGCTCGAGCCGCGCGCGAACCTCGTCCGTCGTCGGCAGGCTCTCCCAAGCCACGCGGTCCATGCGCTCGGGTTTCTCGCCGGGCGAGCCCCCCACGAAGCTGGGCCACAGGCGACAGAATTGGTCCTTGACCGTCTCGAAGAATCGTTCGATGGCCTTTGCACGCGCGTTGAATGGCAGTGCAAACGTGGTGTCGAGCTGCAGCCGACCCATCACAGAACGCGCCAGCGTGAAGTCTGCCGACGGACCTGCGGCGGCGCGCTTGCCGAGCGGGCCCGCGCCAGTGACGGCCTCCGAACGGTAGTCCTGGCCATTGTCCACGTAGACGCCGCGGGGCACCCCGTGCGCAGCGCAGCCACGACGGAACGCCAAGAGGATCGTGTCCGAGCAAGGGTCGCCCGCGAACACGAGCCAGCCCATCAGCTTCCGCGAAGCCATGTCGAGCCATGCCGTGAGCCAGGGTCGGGTGACTTGGCCAGGCTTTGAGCCACGGCACAGAATGTCGAGGCGGTGGTGGTCGCCCACCCACACGTCATTAGGTGCCAGCGTCGAGACGTTCCGCTCGATGTAGCGACCGTGGCGCTGCTCGAGCGCCTTGGCGCCGTCGCGCGCCAGCGTCACCACCGCAGGGTCGAGCGCCATCGCGTGCCGGCGGAACGTGTCATAGCTCGGGATGGCCACGCCTTGGCGCTTCATCCGGGTCGCAACGATGCGGTAGCAGTGGCGAATCGTGGGCTTGCCCTGGTCGAGGTACAGCGCCTCGAACAGTTCCCGCGCCACCCGCGGGATGGGGGCGCCGCGAGAGGGGCCTTGCGCGGCGCGCTCGGGCGCCGCCTTGGCCTCCCGCTCCCAGCGGCGCAGCGAGCGCTCGCTCACCGTGTGTCCCGTGCGCTCCTGAAACGCCGCCAAGAACGCCGCGCGGCTGGTGGTTAGGTTCGCGGTTTGGTCAGCAGACCAGCGCCGCCACCCGTCTAGCACCTGCTCGCGCAGCGAGGTCGGAGTGGCCGCGGCTTCCGCGGCGGGGGCGGGCTTCTCTGCGGCGGGAGCGTTCTGGGTCAGGCTAAGCGCGAGCGCGGATTGGACGGCTGGCGGCAGGTCCACCGTTCGGTAGACCGCGGGGCCTTGGCGGCCCGAGGCGGTGCGGGGTGCGTGAACGCGGGGCCAGCGCTCGCAGCACGCGCGCTTTCGAACCGCCCCGAGGCTGCTTCTCAGCGCAACCGCCAACTCTGCCGTGGTCCACTCCGCCTTCAAGCCTACCCCTCACTTCCGGGGGGGGCGCTGGCAACCAGCGACGAACCCTGGGGTTGCTCAGTCAGCGCAAGCAGCCCGAGGGCGCACCGCTCGAGGGCCTCCTCCAGCTCGGCGATGCAGCGCGCTGCACGCTCCGCCTTCGCGGGATCGCATGCGATGGCCGGGCGCTGGGCGTGCGTTCGCCAGTCGTGCAAGAGCTCTTCGGTGCGAATGAGCTCGCCCATGACCTCGAGGGCCGATGCGGTCATGGTTCGACCTCCGCCCTCGCTTCACTGGCCTCGCCGGCACCTCCCTCGATCAATGTGCGGAACGAACTGGCCTTGAGTTCGTAGTAACGACAGGGCTTGGCGCTCGACCAAATGAGCGCCCTCATACGCTGCTCGGGACGCTGAGGATGCTCGGCGTCCCGCACGATGAGGCAGTAGACGGGCGTGGAGAGCCCCGGACTGTGGCAGAAAAACTCGCACGAGGGGCACTGCTTGGGTCGGTACGCGCGCACCGCGGCGGCGAGCCTTGCATCCATCCCGCCGAGGTCGTCACGGCGCTCGCGAGCCTTCTTGCTCTTGAGCGCACGATCCTCCTTGATGCTCTTCTCCAGAATCTCCGCCACGTCTTCCATGCCGACTCGGCGGAAATTTGCGATCTCCCGCACCCTCTGCTTCATCGAAGGCGCCTTGACCGCTTTCCTGCTTGGCCGCTTGACTGCCTTTCCAGCCATCACGCCACCTCGTGCGACGGCGAGCACGACTGCGCCGAATTGCCAGTCTCGAAAGGAATGAGCGCCACAGCGGGACTCTCGAACCAAACGAACACGGCCCGCATGTCGCGGGTGAAGCCCTGGAGCTGAGAGACCAGGCCGTGCTGCTTGAGCATCCTCTCCACGACAGCAAACATCGTGCGGTGCCATGTGAGGCAATCCAGGCTCACCACGACCATGGCCGCAAAGGGCTTGCCGTGCGCGGAGAGGTGCAACTCGTAGACTTCCGAGCGATTGCTGGTGTTGGCCAGCAGCGCCGCCGCCAGGTCTTGCGCGCGTTCGGTGTTCATTCTTCACCCTGCGGCGTGCTGCCGCCGAGCAGCGCCTGCAGGGCGCGCTCCCGTTGCTGGAGTTGACGCTTCTGCTCGGCGAGCTGCCCGCGCACCGCGAGGAGGCGATGCCGCTGGTCAGCCACCCAGAGCCCTAGCTCTTGGGCGAGCAGTTCGATGGGATGGTTAGAGTTGGTAGCCCGGCAGAACGCGGGCAGGTACGACGCCGGAATCCGGTGGGTGTGCGCTTTGCTGTCGGCCGTCCAGCTATCGAGCTGCGCCTTCGTTACCTGCACCCCGAGGTCTACAGACATTCGCTCCGCGACTTGGTCGCGAGAGTACGTCGCGCACTTGAGCGCATCAGACAGCGCTTGCCGCAGCGCAGCTTCCGTGCCGCCAGACGTGCCGCGAGCCGGCGCGGCGAATAGGTCTAGCTGTCTCATTTCGCCCTCGACATAGACACCCGTTCCGCGTTAGCTTTCAGCGAAACTTGATGCAGAAGAGGTGAGCGATGCGGCTGTCTGGCGGCGTGCTGTGCTTTGCCTTGTTGTTGGGCGCGTTGAGCGCGGGCGCCCAAGAGGCCCCGAAGGTCGAGATTGTGCCGGTGCCTTGGGTAGAGCGGGCGGCGGGGGACAGGCCCGCCGCCCGCCCGGTCCAGCGTGCCCACGCGCCATCCAGCGCTCAGCAGCGGGCGGTGCCCGTTCCGTGGGCGTCCGGCGGGGCGAAGCCTCCCGCTGGCGAAGGCAATGCCACCGCCGGGAAAACGCACACACCGCTTACGGCGGCGCTCTCTCTCGGAATGCTGGCGCTGCTCATGCCCGACGGGGCCGATCGCGAAAACGGGCAGGCCACGCCTTGCTGCAAGGTCTGCACGAAGGGCAAGGCATGCGGCGACTCGTGCATCGCGCGCGACAAGACCTGCCACCAGCCTCGCGGTTGTGCGTGCGATGGCTAGCACCTGGGCGCCCCGGCACCGTCGCCCGTGACGGGCGGGCGGGCACC